CCAGCGTCTCTGGAATATCCATGGCATTCATCCCCATCATGGGCTGCCCCATCATTTGCTCCATCTCCATGAACTGCTCCCGTAGCTTGACCTGATTCTTGATCAGGTTCTTTTCCGCATCCTTAGCGCTAGTGGAGAGCGGGTCTACAGCTTCTACGTTTGGATAAGGATTACGACCGAGGATCTTATTGACAACAATCCTCACGAACTTAGGGAGCACTGGGACAGGGGTGAAGTCCAGATTCATCAACGACCCGTCACCATTATTCGGGTTGTTCTGATTCAGCAGTTGCTTGTAGATTGTGGTGTCCTGAGTACCGTTAGAGTAGTCTCTGTTCCTGATGAACATGTTCTTTCTATTTCCAAAAGTGGAATTAGAATCAAACGTGCTACCCCATTGCCCCTGTATTGCTTTAGCGTAGTTGAGTCCATAGTCCTTGGACTGCTTCTCTTCTTGAGGAGCTAATGGATCAGGAAACCCACCAGAAGAATCAACTGATTTGTTATACATGTGGGGTAATTAATCTACCCACAAATATAATAAATCATCCCCTGATCTTATATCGGCGAAAAAACCGCTTCTCCGTAAAGTCAGACTCTACTTTTTTCTGTTTGACTTTCTGTGCAGCTAACAAAGCAAGACCACTGCTAATGGTCAAGTCAAACTTAGTTCTTTTATTTATATCGTATCCAATCCAATCCTCAAGGGTTTTGTTAAAATACATAGCCCCCATCTCTCCTGTCTCTCTGTTGATCCCTACGTGAGTGTGTATGTAAGCTTCTATTGCTTGGGCATGGGATTGTATTACATCAACCGAGTTTGAGGGGATACCCTTGGTCTTTACTTTGATGTTTGTGTTCGGGGCAACCAGATGCTTGGGCCTCCCCATAAGATATCCGTCATACCCTCTCTGCTCGAAGTATCTAGCGATACCATACTTGTTGTTCTCTATCAGTAACGGGTATCCGTAGAAGACCGATGCCATAAGGACATCTTCATAAAAGATCGAAGCCAGCGGCGGACGGGAAGCATACTCAAGAACAAACATGTTAGCAGGTACTTCCATGTTGAACTTGTTGTAAAGATGGAGCGCACCCTTGGATCCACGTCCATCCACAGTAGCATCGAGATCGTAACTATCCACCCCACCACAACCAAGGTGAGCGTTAGGTGCGATCCTCTTGTTTTTCTCATATGCCTTGAGGTTTCTGAGTTCTGGATCTGGCATCCATGCAATCCTAAATCTCCCCTTTGGATCTGGTGTAAAAACAACTTCTGTATCCTTTGCTCCTCCCTTCCAAGTAAATCTACCAGATACTACAGGGTTTGGAAAGAGATCATCGTTATGTTCTATTTGTTCGTATATCTGGCCAATGTTAAACAAGCTGGCTTCGATACTATCACGAAAGGCTTCGTCCGTAGTAAACGGGAACTGACGGATAACCTCATTCAGTTCTGAGGCGTCATGCTTGAGGCTATCTCTCTCGTTCTTGAGGAAAGTCTTGGCCCCCATGTGAACCATCTCCCCATCAATACCCTCAATCATATCCTCTGGATCCTCGACGATAGCTCTACCATACTTGTCGAAGAACCCCTCAAGAGAATCATATGCAGGAATAAACAAACGATACAACCCTGAACGGGTACGACCGTTTTTGTTTCGATCGTCAGGATTGGAATCCATCCATAGATCCTTGTACTCGATACCCCCTTTGCTCATTGGGTTTACGGTGCTGCCCACCATAGCCTTCCCAACGATCTTACGTCCAACGATCAAACACGTCCGCTGTATCCTCCACGCTTCTCTTATGTCCGTAGGCTTTTCCCACTTGCCCGCCTCATCCAGATATAGCATGTGAAGCTTCTCTCCGTCGTAGGCGTTGTTGGTGGTGTTCTTCCAGTTCACCACAGTGTTCAGTGCGTCCCCAACACCCGAGGTCTTATTCTTCTTCGTGATCTTCTTAGATGGCTCACGAAATGCCAACTCCATACGAGGGTTAGTGGTTCCGTCTTGGATAGGCTTGAAGAAGAAGGGGTACTTCCGAAACATAGCGACCACCTTCTTCATGAAGATGTTCTCTTGTGCGTCCTTACCTGTCTTGCTTTGTATACCTAGCAGCTTATCCTTTACTTGCGTTGCTTCATCAGCAATGACCGATGAGCATATGTTCGTGTATCCAGAGCGGCGACACTTGGTGTAAAGCTGTCCTATGCATCGGGGATCTGCCTCACATGCGGCTAAATGCAGGAAGATGTCCCTTTGAAACTCCAGGTAGTAAGGGGCGCCAATATCTAGCTGCGCCCACTGAAGCATCATATAGTGACGACCCGTGATGTATGTAGCATCACCTCTGTTATAAAACCAAACACCCTCACGCCTACGCCGAAACTCTTCTTCGATGTATGGACGAAACTTCTCTCTAAACTCCCTCGGCATCTCCGCCCACTCATCCATAGAACGTATACGCGATAGTTCCTTGGGTAGATCAGATCTCCTCCATCGCTGATCAGCAATGGGAAGACTATAGTAGAGGATGTCTTTGACCTTGGGCGCCTTGGGAAGGACAATGAGCAGCCCACCGATTTCGATGTGGTCGCCCAGCGTACCGTTGGGACAAATCGATATTCCCTTTCCCTCATAGCCTTTTACGTCAACAAGCATAACAAAACAAAAGTACTCAATCGTAGTACCCCGTCATGAATAGCTTGAGCCTTGGGAATCGCGGGACGATCAATCCAGACTCGAGATAATCGGGATATCTACCCATGTACGACTCGTAGCTGTGGATGTTGTAATCGGTCTTGATGTCTAGGCAATCCTCTTCATCAAACGTCAGTTCCTCCACGATCTGACTGCCCCACGTATCGGTAAAGCAATCGAGGATCTTCCCATCGAAGTTGAACTGCTGATCCATATCATACACCGTAAGTATGTTGACGGCGTGCTTGAAGCTGTAGGTCAAGAAGAATTGACCAGAGCTAATCAGGTATCCTTCCTTGGGGTGGAACAAGCAGGTCCGTTGATTCTTGGGGTTCGTGCTGATGATAACACAGTTCCGTGTCCCAAAGGTGGCCACCTTATGACCCTTGATCTTTTCTATGGCCGACACCCAGTACCCATCACCATGCAGGTTGTTGCTACCTAACCAGCATATGTAATCCATTTCGCGCTGCACAGCCATGAGCCAAGCGTAGGTGAACTTGTTAGATACGGGGTCGTTCGGGAAGTCGAGGTGCGTGATGCCCAGGTCGTTACAGAACCGAGCTATTGCTTTTGAGTTCCCTATGACAATACCCTCGGCTTCAATCCCCTCTTGGTTGAACAACATGATAGTATCAGCCATATGGTCAATGGCCATGCGCGTCACATTTGGACGCTTGTGATACACCATGAAGAAACAAACGCTTCTCATTTAGGTGGCTCTACTACGGCGCAGGTGCGTTCCCAGTCAAGCTCAATAGCTATTGGGGTCTTTGGACCTAGATAGCCACCCAGTGCGTTATAGGATATGTATTCTGCCGCCGTCTCGTAGTCCATCTCATCTCGCTCCATGCAGACCTTCACCATCCTACCGTAGTCATACACAGCTACAGGCTCTATGCCCGTAGTTATACCAACCAAAGCATCTTCAAATCCGTCCCATGTGATGCACTCGTTGTCTTCTAAGGACTCCATTAGCTGGTCCCATCCTTCTGCTTTCCAACTCATTTTGAGAATTTTTCTGCAAATCCTCCTGAATAGTCTGTGCCTTCTGAAAGATCCCCCCCTAATGTAAGGTCCTTCATCATCTGCTCTAGCTTCTGTCTTTCAACAAGCAGCTCTTTACAATCTATAGCCGTCTGTTTAATTGATTGAAGCTCAGCCTTTCTAGCGCTACCGTTGATGTCCTGATCTACGGGCTTTTTAATTTCTTCAATCATATTGTTGATAGCTACCTCCATAGAAGCCATCAGACGCTTTGCTGCGTCTATTGTTGTGAACTTACCCCTCGACATACAGCAAGTCTTGCGTGCGAGTGCGGAAGTATTCCTTACCGTCAACCTTAAAGGTGTAGTCCATATTCTTCTTGAACCCCACTACATCGCCTATGTGTAGACCAAGCTCAACACCCTCCATGTTCATGGATGCGACAACACCCTTGGTTCTCGGCTTCTCTTCTGATTCCACGATGTCAAACATGATGTGCTCAAAAGACTCCTCCAGTGTTGGGCGCAGAAGCGTCCACATACCTAGTGGATATATCTCATCCGTACCTTGAGGGCGGTAGGCATACGCATGACTGTTTACCGCCACCTTAGGGTCATAGCTTACCACATAGTGATCCTCATAGTCAGCAAACGGCATACCCCCATTGATGACAACATTGTGATGGAAGTACAATGTATCCCCAGGCTTTACGGGGGTATCGAACTTCAAGGGGGTGTACACCACCTCGCCTTCGTTTACCCTGTGAGCAAACTCGTCGAACTTGGTTTCCATGTAGATCTTCTGGTCACCAAGATCAACCTCGTCGTGAAACCTCTTAGGGAGCTTCACAACGAAGTAGTACAATAGATTCATGATTAGAAGTTTAGATCAAACTCAATGATACAAGGCATATCATCTACCGCCTTCCATAGCGCTTGCGTTTCATCCACTTCGATATAAACAAGGTATCGAGTCCTGGAGTGCCTGTGCAGGTGCTGATCGTCAAGTACTATAGCACAAACCTCTCCACCGCCAGCTCGCATGCCGACGTAATATGCCATACCGTCCTTCGGGTTGGGCCCGATGACGATCTTGCGTATGAGTCCGTTCATTAATTTAAATTTTCGGGCGAGTCGTCCCAGTCGTCGAAGATTGACTTCCACCAGTTGTCGCTCTCGTAGTCCTCTTCCTCGTCGTCGTACTTGTTGCTGACATCCTCGTTGTTCTCGTAGCTGAACACCATGAAGTCCATAGCCTCCTGAAGCACATCTTCGTTATGCACGTCGATACTGAAAACAGCCTTGAGAACAGGTTCGCCAAAGCTGTCGTGGTCGATGATGCCAGTAAGCATTATATTGACAGCCTCACCCTTCATACCATGAACATGAGTCAGAGCATCCAGCTCAATATGAAGACGCTGGACAGCAATCAAGAAACGCTCTCTCTTATCTTCTTCTTCGCTCATGCCTAAAAGTACAGTTAGTAAAAAGAAACTCTTCCGTGAGTTTTCCCACCTAGATCAAAGATATATAAATCACAATCACCTAAAGCACTTCAAAGTCCGCATGGACGAGTGTCTTACTAAGAACGACATCTTCGAAAAAGAACTCCTATTCATGCTCTGGGCATACGACCTGGAG